GCGCGCAAGCTGGGTCGCGTTCTCCTGCTGCCGGAAGGTATCGACAAGGGCGCCCTGCCGCACCAGAGCCGCTGCCGAGGCCGACAGGTCATTGTACGCGGCGTTGAGCGCACCGACGTTCTTGACGCCCTCAGCGGCTGCCAGATCGCTCGCTTGAATCTGGGCCTCTACCCCGGACAGAGTCGACAAGGCAGCATTGCCGGGATCAATGATTGCCCGGAGGCCAGCGGCCACTTCTTGCGACGTGACAGCCATTGCCTGACCCGCCGTGACGAAGCGCGAGATGTCGTTGCTGGCCTCGACCGCCTGCTGCCCGACAGCCCGGAAACCATTCAACGCGGCAAGCTGGTTGTCCGTCGCGGCGACAGTGTTGATCGCCTGCGCGTAAAGCTGGACAAATCGGCCCGCGTCGCCGAGGCGCTGAGCTTCGCTGATCTTTTGCTCGAAGCCACGCTGGGCGGCAAGCTGCTGCTCGGCTTCCCGCGCGCGCCCGACGTTCGCAGCATAGTCGGTGATCGCCGCGTTGACCGACACGAGGCCGGTGCCGACCGCGCGAGCCGAGTTGACGACGTTGGTCTGGGCCGCGTCCAACTGGTTGACATTGATGCCCGCCAGTTCGAGGACCTTACTCTGTGCAGTCAGTTCGGTGGCGTTACGCTCGACGGCGGCGGAGGTCTTCGTGACCGCGACCTCCAGCCGGGCCATCTTCGATTCCTGCGCGGCGGTCGCCTGACCGGCCTGCTCGACCGTCGTCTTGAGCGCGGCGAGATCGTTCTTCGCCTTCTCGGCGCTCGCGCCAACCTTCTCCTGCTGGGTCACCAGCCGGTTGTACGAATCGATCTGGGATTGGATCGCAGAGAGGTCGCGGCCCGCCTGAGCCAGAGCCTCCTGCGACTTGCGGAGTTCTTGCAGGCTGATCTCGCCCCGCTCAGCCTGTCCGATCTGCTCCTGAATCTTGCGGTTCAGCGCGTCGATATTGTCCGTGACCTGCTTAAACGACCGGCCGGTCGTTTCGCGGGCGGAGATCAGCAGTTCAATATCGCGCCGATTCATTTTTCAAGTTCCCGCACCAGTTTCTTGAAAGCACTTATACTCTTTTTTCCGCCGCCGAAAACCGCTGATCCTACTGTCTGGTCCACGCTCGCCCTAAAAGCCATCTGACGGCGCTGGATCGTTGTCAATAGTTCTGCTTCGTTCGCGAGCTTCGCCAGCGGATATTTATGAGCGAACAAGTGCCCGTGCGCCTTTAGGAAGGTGACGGACTCTCGGACGTTCCAATAATATTCTGCAATGATTGCGTCAGGGGGCCGAGACTGAGGCCGTTTGCCTCCAGCAGGCTTGCCACGACCCCCATTACTTTTTTTAGGTCGGCGCCGTCTTCGCTGGAGAGCAGGGCGATATGCTTCATCGCCTCGACCTGCTTGATGAAGGGCAGCCGCCGAATCTTGTTGACCTCATCCTCGGTCCTCACGTCGGCGCAGCGAGAAATGATTTCCGTCGCCATCGTCGGGAAGTCCTTGATGATGTCCATGACCAGATCGGCCACGCGGCTTTTCGGCAGATGTTTGGCCTTGCCGTACTTGGTCAGCGTGGCCTTGAGGTCTTCGATATAGTGGGTCGTCAAGAAGACGACATCCTCGCTATCCATCCCCCGGACCGTGAGCGATCCCTTGCCGACCGTGATAGTCTCGGTAGGGATTTCAAAATCAACGCCTGACATATCGACTCCTTGAACATAGAAAGGGCGACCTCCCTAACAGAGATCGCCCTTCCTGCAAACCCCAGTGGCGGGGAAAGTTTACGCGGCGACCGGACGCCCGTCGACATAGTGCTTCTCACGGCCTTCCTTCTTGAGGACTTCGCCCGTGAAGGACATCTCGGTCCAGCTATCAGCCTTGAACTCGAAGTCACCATCCGGCGACAGTTCGACCAGAGGCCAGAAGTCGTCGCGATTGACGCCCGCCGTGTTGTCCGCGATGTAGCGGAGCGATCCACGGATGGCCTCGCCCTTCGAGATGATGACGGTGCGGCTCGATGCCACGATGTCGTAGGTGATGATGATTTCATCGTCGTCGTCGATGTCCGGGGCATCTTCCTTGATGAAAATGCGGGCCAGTTCGAGATCGACGAGATAATTGGCACCGCCGCTGCCGCCCGGAATGGCGACCGGAACCATCGCATCGTCGGTCACGCTGTCCACCGTGATGAGCCGGACGCCAGTCGGATTGGCATCGTTCTCGCCAAGCTGATACCAGCGGCCCTTGCGGACGGCAATGGTTTCGGCTTGATTCATCACGGCAGCCTGCGCCAGCACCTCGGCGGTGCCCTTCCAGAGCAGCGCAAGGTTTTCGGGCTGGATGTCATCGGTGGTGAAGCCGATGGTGTTGTCCGACCGGGTGACGACCGACGCATCCTTCGCGCGCTCGGCTTCGTCGGCGGAGTAATGCTCTTCGCGTTCCTCGTCCGAACCGCCGGTCAGGCTGGGCGTGTTGCCGATGTAATATTCGCCGGTCGGATTGCCATCCGCGTCCAGCCGATTGAAGAAGAGCTTGCCAGCCCCCAACGTATAGTTCTTCTCGCGCGCCATGTTATACCTCCTGCACAATAAACGGGTTGGTTAGATCGGTTACAATGCCAACCGAAATCGGCATGTAGAAGTACGCGGCTGCTGATACATCATCTTGGCCGGGTCGCACAATAGGAATCTGATACCGGACTTCCCCGATAGTGTTTCCGAAGCGCCACACCTCTGGATAGACGCCGCCACGGGCGCCGTTCTTGTTCTCTTCGCTCACCATCGACATGCGCTTCTGGACCCACGCGAGCAGGTTGTACGCCGGATCGGTCGGGTGAACGCGGTCCTCCTTGCCGAATCCTTGGATCAGCAGGGTCCACTCCTCATCCTGCACGAGGCTGGCGAGGCCGCCGCCATTCGGGTTGAGTTGCCGGGGCGCCTCCATCAGGGCAAGGAACTCAAGCTCCACCTCGTCACCGAAGGTCAGGCGACCCCGGTACACCGACTCAGACAGATTGTACGGGCAAGGTGCCTCAAACGGCTCCTTCGTGGCCGGGTCGATCAGGGTGACAATCCAGTCCGGCGTCATGCCTTTCAGGTGATCGGTCACCTTCCGCATGAAGTCCAGCTTGTTGGAAATGATTTCGACCGGCATCAATTTTCCCCAGTGAGTCGGACGTACTGCCGAATGAATTGTTTCTCTAGCTCCTCGGCCACGGCGGGACTTTTTGCCGTGCTGATCGTGGCGAACGCTTGATCGACGGAGGGACCATAGAGCAAATACAGATCGGGCGCCAGCATAACTCCCGACCCGCCCTTCCGGCGTCCCAGCAGCCGCTCGCCGGGCTTGAGGCGGACAGCCAGCCCGAGGTTGAACCCGTCGCTGGTATCGCCGCCCCGGTTGAGCCGGACGAAGAAGGCCCGATTGATTCGTTTGCTGCCGCCCCGGTTGACCCGGACGTTGACGCCGCCGGTTCGCCGCGCGCCCTCAAAGCTCTGACCCTGCGCGAAGCGGGCGAGCGAGGTGGGACGGAACCGGGCGGTGATGATGGACTCCAGCTTCTGGTCCGTCGCCTTCTGGGTCTGCCCGAAGCGATCCTTGTCCAGATAGCCGGGCGGGAAATTGATCTCCGCCAGCATCTCCTTCCGGTACATCGGCAGAGCCATCCGGGTAGTCGTGTCATTGATCGCAATGCGGGCCGCGCGCCGGGCGAGCGCCGGGCGGGCTTCCAGTTCTTGTCGGATCGTGAGCAGGTCCCGGACGGGGCTAATACGGGGCAAGGCCGCCTCCTCGGTCTAGGCCTTTGAGCGGGCCACCACCCAGATGGTCTCTAGGGGGCCGTCAGGAGGCTCTTGGCTGTCGAGGGTGAACCGGAGGCCCTTATAGCCCGGAATGGTCACCACAGCGGCACGGGAGAGGACCAGCGGGGCCTCTCCGTTATCGACCAGTGCAGCCGATACCTCGGCAAGGTTCTCGTCGTTGAAGACGAGCCGGTCGATGCCGTCGATCACGTCGGCGAAGTCGCCGTCCAGATCGCCGGTCTTCTTGAGTTCGGTGTGGTAGCGAACGGTCAGGCCGCCGCCGGTATAGTCCTCACCGAAGATCAGGCCGTCCGGGTGGTCCGGGTCGACCAGAGTCGCCGAAGCGGCGAGCCGTCCGTGGATAGCTCGCCGCGCTCGGGTTTTGATGTCGACAATCGACATCCGATCGCTCGATCAGAGACCGGCGTCGGGATCGAGGTCGTCGGCTTTCGCCTGCGCCAGCTTGACCAGATCGGCCTTGCTCGCGTCGTCGGCGAACTCGACTTCGTGGAAGGTCAGATAGGCCTTCAACTGGTCGACGTTCTTCTTGCCGATGGCAACGCCCTCACCGAGGAACTGGTCGTCACCAGCGCCGTCGTCATCGTCGTCATCGACGACTTCGTTCTTCGGCTCGCGGTAGTGCGGCTTGCCGGTCGATTCTTCAAGCTGGTCGAGCAGCTTGATTTCGGCCTTGGTCAGGTCCTGAACCGACTTCGCCGGGAAGCGGACCTTCTTGTCCTCGCCTTCGACCTTGCGGGTCGTGGTGAGCGCAACGAGCAGAAACTTCTTCATGTCATCAATCCTTCTTCATCTAGGAGCGCAACGAGGGAGGGCGGCCCGAAGACCGCCCGCCCGGATCAGGCTGCCGCGTCGTGGACTTGCAGCTTGAACGTGTTGTTCGGCTCCAGTGGGACCGGCAGCGGCGCCGACTGGGTGAGGG